GTTGGGATCATGGTCCTTACGCCAGCCGGGATCATCCCGCCGACAAGCGCGCCAGCAACGCGCGCATATGGCTCAAGAGATGGCGCGTATTTCTCGGCAAGCTGCCCAGCGCCTTCGCTCGTGAGACCGGGAACGACGCCGTATTTCACGGCATTCCCGACGACATTTCCAGAGCCGCCCAATGCGACTGCGCCAGGGACGAAGGACGCTGCAGTTTGAGTATATTCGCCGGCCGTTGTTTCCGGCTTGTACTCAGTCGCCCCGCTGGTCAGATACGAGGCACCTTTCCGCAACTGCTCACCGCTCAACTGAGAAGGAGGAGGCGCCGGAACGCCCTTCCCGCCCCAAAGGCTCGCGACATCGCCAGTTATCTTGCTGAAGCTCTGGTCGAAGGCGTTCTGGATCGTGCCGGGAAGGCCGACGAGGTCGAGAGCGCCCTGAACAACGCCAGATCCGGCAGACTTGAGCATATCCATGCCGGTTGACTGCTGCTGCGGAGCTTCCACAATGGGATCGTTTTCCCACCAGTTGCCAGATTTGGCCGGCGCCTGAACGATCGGATCGTTATCCCAAGGATTCGCCATTATTGCTTCGTCCTGAGTTTGCCGTTCGGGTCCATGTACGGAGTGCCCTTGGGCAATGCGTTGTAATCATCAACGGTCTTGATCTGTGGCGGACCTGCGGCCTCGGGCGAACCCTTCCAAGGCTCGAACTTGTCAACCTCCGGGATCACGTCAGCCGGGTTGATGCCGTTGCGCGCAACGATGCCCTGATATTGCCCCATGTTCTGCTGGAACTCGTCGTTGTAACCCTTCACGCGGCCATATGCTTCCGTCATGATCGCTTGGCGGGTTTCCGGCGTCAGCGCAGCGCCGCCGTTGAGCGACGCGATGGCGCCCTGCAGCCAGTCGGGTAGAGAAGCCGTATTCTTGACCATGATCATTTCGCCCTCGCGGACGACCGATGTCGGGTCCATGATCTTGCCGAGGCCATAGACAAGGTTCAGGTCTGAAGCCTTGGTATTGCGGCCGGCCGTTTCCGCCATTGCCTTGTAGATCGGCGCGGCCGCTGCAAGGTTCTTGTAGGACGGAAGCTGCTGGATTTCCTTGCGCATCCCTGAGATATCGTCGAACTTCGGCGTTACCGATCCTGGCATAGGCGGCGGGGCGTCGCGGAAATCGCCGGTAGTCTGGTTGTAGAGACGGCCATCCGTGAGCTTCTGCCACTGGCCTTTCTTGACCTCGGCGTCGAACTTTTCACGCTCGAAAGCCATCTTTTCGCGCTCGCGCGCATCCGTGGCCTGTTCGGACGGCGACATCTTCGGATCGCGAAGGTTCTGTAGCTCGATCTGCCCCTTTTGAAGATCCTGCTGATATTTCGGATCGGACATCCGCAACTGCTGCTCATACTGAGCCTGCTGCATGTCGTTGCGGCGCCTCATTTCCTGCATGAGGAGCTGTTGACCGGCTTCCTCGGTATAGGGGTTGGAGAGGAGCCTTGAGATCGTCTCGCGGGAATAGCCACCAGAAGGCGCAGGAGGAGCCGTGAGAGCCTGCACTACCTGGCTGTTAGGCGCAGGCGGTACGGCGGCAACAGGCGGCGCAGGAGCAACAGTGGTCGGTGGCGGAAGCTGCGGCGCGGCGGCCTGCGTCATTGGCCGAGACGGGTCAGAAGCCCGCATCTGCCCAGTAGCTCCAGGCATCGGCATGCCGGCCGAAGGATCAAGGCTAGCAACCTCATTCGGCGCCGCCTGCGGGATTGGCCCGCCGTTCGCGAAAGCGAGAGCCCGCTTCGTCCATGCGTCCCGGCTGTCGTAGTGCGGGATTCCGGGGCGAAGGAACTGGTCCGTGAACAGTCTGCCGGCAGACAGTGCGTCAGGAGCGGAACGAAGCCCCTCGAGCACCTTCCCCTCAGGCGTATTCATCAGCTCGTTCTTAAGGAATCCATAGTTCGCCTCATAAGACGACGGGTCCAGCCCGCTCGCCTGTGTAAAGGCTTCGAACTGTTTGCGGCGCGGGCCCGTCCACTGCGCATAGCCGTAGCCACCCCGAGAGCCGGGAACGAGCGGGTTTTTCTCTTGCAAGGAACTGAAACCGACCGACTCCTGTCCAAGTTGGCCGACAACACCGGCCGCCTGCTCTGGCGTGAGTTGGAAGTCTTTGGAAAGATCACCGACGAGACGCGGAGCAATCGTGTCCCATTCTTTCCCTGTCTGGATTGGCGCAGTCGAGCGCATTTCCGCTGCCGCTCCAGGGGCCGGCATTCCTGATGTAGCGCCTGAAGGCGCGCCAGACGACGTGCCATAGAGTGCATTGATGAGCGCACTATTGGCATTCGCGCGGTTGGTCGCGTCCTGGCGCTCTGCCTTCCCTGCCTGATATTGACCGGTCAGCGTCATGGCGAGACGGCCGGCAAGCTCAAGCCCGGAAGACGGAGGCTTTCCGCCAGAGCCCGCCTCTATCAGAGCCTGCGCCATCCTGCGGCGACGCTCTACTTCCTGCGGCGTCTGCCCTGCCTTGTTCGCGAATACAGCCTCAAGGATCGCCATCAAACGCCCCCGATCATGGAATAATTGACCTGATAGAAGTCGCCGTTTTTGCGAACCGCCGCCGGCATGACCTCAGCCACCTCATGAGCCATCACGCCGCGTTCACGACGACCGGCAATGTCATATTCATAGACGCCAATCCCGAGCGGGTGATCGCCCACGCGATCGATATTGCTCTTCAGCCGGATATCGGAGAACACCCAGCCGCCCAAGGCCGTGCCCAGCCCCAGAAGGCCCGACATTTTCGACTGGTAAGCCTGCATGTTCTGGTTATAGGCGTTGTTCGTGATGCCGGCCACGTCGGTTCCATTCACGCCGGGAGTCGGCGTGTTTACGAAGCTCGGTGTCTGGACCTGACCGCCACCCATCAATGCTGAGATTTCGTTGATAGGCTGGTTACGCTCGGCAAGCGCTTCCTGCACTGCCTGGCCGCGCCCGCTTAGAAGGAGCTGATTATAAGCGTCGTTCGTCTGCTGGTTAACCGTAGACATGGCGCGCTCCCAAGCTTCAGTGCCGGGGCGTAGACCCTTATTGATCAGTTCCGTCTCTGTCGTCTTCCTGCGCTGTTCAACGATCGGATCAAGGCGCGCGCGGCCCAGTTCCATCAACCGGCTTTCTGTGGCTTCGTTCGAGAGATCAACCGGGGTTGAAAGGACGTTCTGGAGACGATCAGTCTGACCGATCGCCAGATTGTTCATCTTCGAACCAAGTTGGGTCTGCTGGTCGTAGAGCGTCTTCTGTTCGGGGGAGAGCGTCTGCGTGGCGGTGAACCGCGGCGTACCGTCCGACCATGTGCCGTTCTGCGTATAGGTCAGGTTGCCGTAGGGCGTGACCTGGTTTGTCGCATTGAGGCCGTATTGCGTGATCGCAGTGGCCTTGTTGCTCTCGGTCTGGGCTGCCGCTGTTTTTGCGGGATCCGGTGCCTTTGGCGCGCTCAAATCAGCTATCCTTCCAGTATTTATGCAGGATCGCTTCGTCCCGGAGAAGGCTGAAGACGATGCCGTCTTCATCGCCATAGAACCGACGAGCTATGCCCTCGAATTTGAACTTGAACTTCGGCGCCATCTTTCGGACGCGCTTGTTAGACCGCCTCGTCGTCACCGAAAGGCGCTGGCATCCCAATTCGCCGAAGACGATATCGCCCAGCGCCTTCCAGGCATCTCGAGCAACGCAGCCGCGGCCGGCGATAGACAGTTCAGCACCGAATCCGGTGTAATTCGTCACCACGAAACCGCCGATGATACGGCCCTCATGGTTCAGAATGCCGAGCGTGCGCAGCACATCCGTATAGCGGTCACCGGTCTGACCAGAGACGTAGGCGGAAACGATCTCATCTTCGCCGCGAAGGAAGATCATATGAATTCGCCCGTTTCCAAGGTGAGGTTGAAGCCGTTCACCTGAACCAATGACGGGCGAGTGCTTTCCTGGTCCTGCGGAACGTCAACGCGGATCTTCAACGCTGCGTTCTGCCCGAGCGCCGCGGTCGATAGCCAGTCTGTCAGCGTGAATTGCCCTCGCGACCAGACATCCCGCCCCCAGATCATCCGGCCCCATAGAGAGCCGTTCTGAACGCCTTGTGTCGAAAGGTAGGAATAGGTCGTGGTATCCTTGAAATCCACGTCGATCAGGAAGTTAACGGCGACGGCATAGTTGGTCGTCACCAGCGGCTGAACCATCGTCCAGCGCTTCTTCGCGCCGCGGTTTCCGTAATACTGGAACGATGTCTTCATGATGGCCGTGAATGCGCCGGTATAGTCGGCGCCGGTCACGTCAGCCTCGTAAACAACGCCGTCGTTGCCGCCGAAGAATAGGCGGTCATCCATCACTTCCCAGCAATTGGCGTTCTGACCGGTAAACCGGCACCAAGCACCTGTCAGCGTGTTCATGACATACTGGTGCTGTGTGACGTTCTCCACCAGCGGAACGTTGATGATCGCCATGTTCCCCTTGGGGTAGCTGATCACTTCCCAGCCGAAGGCATCGCCATAGGCGCGGGTCGCGTCGTTCATGGCCCGCTGGATGTTCTTGGTGATGGCGACACGCTCGACAGCGCCACGGTCCAGAGAAAGGGCTGTTGAAAGCGGGTAGCACCCGTCAATGCTGACAATCGCCAGATCCGAGCCAACCTTGCGGAAGCAGCGGCGGCCGAGGGGAGCGCCGAGATCGAAAACCCCGATCAGCGACCAGGTTGCGGCATTGTCCGGGTCCGTGCCGGCATAAATGATGATCTGCCCCCTCGAGGTGGCGAACACGGCGTAATCGTCCGGACCATCGCCAGCATCGCGCGACCAGGTGCCCATTGCCATGACGTAGCCACCACGCGACATAAGGCCGCCAAGCTCGAACTCAGTTGCTGCGCCGCCGATCGCGTCTACAGCGAGGTAGGCAACCTTCGTGCTTTCCGTAAGAACCATCCAGATGCGGTTCTTGTGGATATTGACGTTGACGACATCCTGAGGAGTGATGCCGGTAATGGCCGGCGTGAGCGCAAAGACCGTGCCGTCATAGGTGAATGGCAAGTCGGCACCGTTGCAGCACCATGCATATTGGCCGCCGGTCCCAACGAAATTGACATGCTGTATCCGGCTGTTGGAAAGGCCGGTGATCGTCGCGTCAGGGGTCGGCCCGACAGTGCCGGAAGCGGTCACCTCGTAGATATCGCCGCCAGCCACGGCAAACATCTTCGATCCGGACGCGCCGCTATAGACGATCAGCGACTCCACTGGATCCGTTACGCCGGTTGGGCGATGCTGCGTAAAGCCCTTGCGAAGCTCGACATATTCCGCCTGCGGAAACCAGTTATCGAGCTGGATTGCCCGCTTGGGCGACATCTCGGCCAATGGCGAGGTCGTGTCCCAGCCTTCGACGGGCGCCGGCATGGAAGCGCCCCTGGCAACGCGCCGTCGCTGAGAACCGGAGGATAGCGGCTTAAGCATCAGAGATTCCAGCTACCGTCCTGGATGCCTGGATAGCGCGGACGGCCGTAGTTGATCTGCTGGGTGAAGTTGAGAGTGCGCTTCGAACCATCGCGCGCTAGGGCCTGCGATACCTGAAGTTCATAGGTCCTGAATGCCTCGGCGTAGTCGAAGCCCTTTGCCCTGAGAAAGCGCCAGATGACGCCGAGCGTTATCAATTCCTCGTCGAGGATCGATGTGTCAGTGTCTGCAGTAAATGCCGCCTTTTCGACATCGTTCTCGTCGAGCACGAAGTTCTTAGAGATATATTCGAAGGCGTACTCATCGCCGGCAGGCGGAACCGGGATCATCAGCACATCGCCGCCGCGGATGCGGTAGCTGTCATAGAGTACCGTCGCCAGAATGGATTTCTGAGCCTGCCAGTCGCGAGGGCTGAGCGGGCCCAGCACCTCGCGCTTGCGCGTCCTGTTGTAGAACGTCTCGTTGAGCATGTGGTCATAATCGTCGGGGATGACGCCGGTTTGCTCTTCCTGGGCGATCGACGTGAAGGTCTTTTCCTTCGTGAGCTTTTCCCACGAGCCGCGCCGCATCAGTTCCTTGCCTTCCTGATTGGCAAGCGCACGCATCTGCCGCGCGGTATCGGCGGTGTTCGCAAACAACGTCGTACCGCTCAGCGAGATGGCGATGCGATCAACTGCGTCGGAGCAGATCGTGAGAATCGTCATGCGTCTTCCTTCGGCGCCTTGCCGCGGCGGGTGGTTTCTTTCTCGTTCAACTCCTTGAGGAGTTGCATGGCTGCCTCAAGCTCTTCGCGCATGGTCTTGTTTTCTTCGCGAAGCTGCGCCACCTCAGCCGCAACCGGAGCCGTGCTCTTGCGGGCCTCGAGGAAGGCTTTAGCCTTCTGCTGGATCAGTCGGATACCGGGAAGGCCGATCTTAACCAGATCCGCTTCAGACGAGTTGGCGAGGTCTTCGACGCTGAGAACGTGCCGGTCCTTGAGAACCTTCGCCTGCTGCGCCGTCACCCCAGGCCATGCATCGAGCGCGTAGCCTTCGATCACAGCCTCGGTCTTTTCCTTCCAGGCGCGATAATAGGGCTTGATCGCGTCCCACTTGGCCGGATCCTTCTGAACTCGGATCACCTTGTCGGAGGTCGTCGTGCCGTTCTGGGAACCTTTGCGGGTCCATTCGACCCAATCGACTTCGCGAAGCTCCGCGCCGTCTGTTCCCTCGAAATCAGTCCAGAAACGCAATGGGAAGATATGGGCGACCTGTCGGTCATCCGTGATGCTCATGTCATTCATTGAAGATTCTCCGATTGTGGGCGCTTTCGCGTTGCCGTCAAAAGAAAGGGGTGGCCCGAAAGCCACCCCAGAGAGCGTTAGAGGGTTGCATCAACGAACGGATTGTTCAGGATGCCGGGAGCGGAGCCATCCGTACCGCCGCGAGCGGTGGTCAGATAGATGCCCTGTACCTGCATCGAACCAGCCGTTCCGTCGTCATCGAGGGAGCCGGCCGTTGCCGTCGTGTTGATGCGGACGTTGGCGGCGCACGATGCCTTTACGTTCATGGTTGTGGGTCCCTTGACCTGGACCCAGCCATATTCCGTGTCGGCAAAGGCGATCGGAGCGACCGCGACAAGGTTGCCGCGGGCGTCGTTGGAGGTGGACAGGGTGGCAGCGACGTAGGCCGATGTCAGGTAGACGACATCGTATTGAGCGATGGCGCCGGATGCCTGAACAAACACCCAGTACTTGCCGTCCTGGTCGGTAGAAAGATCGCCGAGGCCAAACGCCTTGCCGGATGTGGCAAGATTGGCCGAGGTGATCGTGGATGCGTAGTTTGCACCGATGAGTGTAGGCATTGTCAGGTCTCCTTACGATGCGTCGATCATCACGCCCTGGAGAGCGCGATTGGAGCAGGTAAGCTGGCCCTGCCAGATGATCGGGATGACAACGCCGTCCTGGTTGATGGACATTTTTTCGTCCAGCGTGGTCCAGTTGGCGTCTCGGTGAACGACCATTTCCAGATAGTCGGTATTGAGGAAATACATTTTCTCGCCAGTGGTGGCGAAGTTGGTGTTGCTGTCGAAGATGACATCGGCAGTAACGTACTTCAGGCTCTGGAAGCCGGCGGTTGCATCGTCGGCCGAAGCGTAACGCTGCAGATCCTGGAGGCTTTCCCAGTATGCCGAGAAGAAGTCATGAGTCGAGACAACCAGGTCGGGCTTGTCAGTCCCGCGAACCAGCGTCAGCCAGATCGTGTTCATGAAGCCCTTGATGGTGGATTTCGTCCACGTGTTGGTGCCGGTGATTTCCAGGAACTTGTTCTGCCAGAAGGTATAGGTCGAGGAGTTGATGCCCCCAACCGTGCCAGTGCCGGCGTTCTGGATGATGTTCGCAAGGCCGCCCATCTGGTTGGCGAGAGAGCCATCCGAATAGAGGTCAAGCGACATGTTGTTGGCTGCGGTTCGCATCGCGTTGCGCGTGCGGGACGATGCCAGATCGATGATCTGTTCCTTCCCGTTGTTCATGCGCAGCTCGCGACCGGAGGCCGTGACGTGAACGGCGGCCTGCACCCAGTCGAACTTCGCAGCCGACAGAACGTCGGAAGCGGATACGTTCAGGGTGTCGTAACCGGAGTAACGCTGATAGGTCGCGTTCTCGGCATAGTCGAGCGGGCGAACGATTTCG